TCACAATAGAATAAACAGCTTGTAAATATTGATAATACTACCAGCAGAAACATAAAACTGTTTTCATTCTTTACCTTAAATCTTTTGTCTTTTTTCATTGTTAGTTTGTTTTGAATATCAAATATAATAATAAAATTGTATTACAAAGTAAAAAGTTATGCAACTGCTCTAACTGACTTCTTAGCAAGCTCAAAATACTCTCTCATCATAAAACAGTCTGCATAATCTGGAGAACGGCCTATGCTCTCTTTAATCTTATCCTTTGCAATTATACCTAACCTGTTTTCATCGTTATCTGGATTAGCCTGTTTGATACTTGCTAACTCTTCTTTTAACTCTTGCCAACATTTATTAGCAACATTAGGAGCAATGTAGATACCATAATCATTAACCCTCTCAGCACTCTTAAAATAGCATTGAGCCTTTAAGTTTTATAGTTTTCATTTTTAAACTTATTAACTATTGCTTTAGCATTATTGGTAAACCTTTAGAGCCTTTTAAAACATCAACAGCACCACCACCTACACCATCCTGGTCTAAAACTATATTACTCCTAGCAACATTATATTTATTTGCCATTTGTCTGATAGTCAATACAACCTCATCAATACCAGATTTATCTATTATATGAATATCAGATATTACAAAGCCTTGCCAAACCATTATAACGGTCTTATCAGCTCCAAACCTTGCAACATCACAAGTAATAAAAGCCTTGCCTTCTGGTTTTATAAATTCATTAGTAAGAAGATTATCTAAACCATCATCTGAGTAGATTCTGTTTGGATCATTATCATAGTCCCAGTTACCTAGTAAAAGCCTCTCTTTTTTGGACTGGTCTTTAATAGATTTAAGGTTAGTAATATACTCTTTATCTATGTATGGGTTATCAGTTACATAAGCTTCTATAAATGCCTGAGTACTGGGGAGCTTGTTTGCTCTGTATGGCTGTATAAACTCCTCATACATCCAGTTCCTTTTTGGATTACAAGTTATAAGTAACTTAGGTAGTATATTGTATTCAGTATTGTACCATCTACCTATTCTGGTCCTCAGTACATCATAAGCACCGAAGTTTATTTCTCCACCTTCTTCAATCCATCCACCTGTATATTCTAATGAACCAAACCTCTCATACATTGGGTCTGATGGCTTATACTGTAAATCTAGTAAGTCTATTCTTGAACCGTTAGGAAATTCAATAAAGTTATCCTGTCCTTGATACCTCCAGAAGTCATGAGGTAAATTGTGATGTTGTCTTACTTTGAGTAGTGTTTGATATGTAGAAGCTCTTAGCCTTTTTAACTCTTCTCTACCTATAAACCATTTAGTTTTTGGATAGCGTAAACAGTTTACTAATAACCATTCACAGCCTAACCATGATTTACCACCACCAGCAGCACCACCGTAAAGAGTTTCCTTAGTTATGCTATCATTTAATCTAGTATAAGCAATATGTTGTTTACTCGTTGGGTTTAGTGTTATTTCCATTAGGTAAATTATAATTTATTTTTACCTCTCCATAATGAGTATTATGGTTTTCATTTAACATCTTTTCGTAATAGCCTCTTTCCTTTCCTTTGTTTTAGGTAAAATATTGTTGATGATGGGTTGCCGTCTTTTATCTGTTTATGTAGTTGACTTTCTGCAAAATCTAAAACGATATTACTCATATCATCACAAGCCTTTTTAAACTCCTCATCAGTATTGTAATATTCATAATAAGTAGAACGGTGCATCCCAGCAATTTTACAAGCTGTTGTAACTATTCCTAAAGACTTTTCTAAAGCTTCTAGTAACTTCTTTTTATTATGTCGGGTTTTGTCCTCTTTACTCATACTAATTAAGATTTTTTTTGAGCGATTGGGTCGGATTCGCACCGCCTACCTCCTTACTGGAATGCAAGGTATTCAACTCATGAACTTCAATCGCTTTTTTTGGATAAGGCTTACCCAATTTGTTACATAAAGGTAATATTTTTTTATTAAGCGGGTAGATATATTTGTATTTGCCTTTCTTTTTTCTTTTAGGTAGTTTTCTATATTGTTCTTTAGTTAATTTACTACTTGGTGTCCTATTATGTACCCATTTTTTATTATAAAATACCTCTTCACCACTACTTTTAGACTCATCTACAAAATACCAGTTTGTTGCCTGATAAATTGTTCCAATATGCTCCTGTCCCTTATCAGCATATGATATTAATAATTTTACAGTTGGATTATGCTTTTTTATAAGATTAATTGCAATACTCATAGCCTTAGATGTACTTTCTTGCTTTCCGTTTAATGCCATTCTATTTAATTCTAGATATTGTCCAAATCTTAACCCAAATGGCCTACCCATAAATGCACCAGCACCTCCTCCAAATAATATAACACCACACCATTCATTTTTCTTATTAAAAACTGAATAACCAAATGCATGTGCAGGGCAAACCTTAGAATAATGAAATTTTAAACATGCATATTTAATTGCTTTAGCAGATGCTTTTTCTAATCTCATAACTCTCCAGCACTTATTGAAAAAAATAGCTCCTTCATATTTTCTATCTAATAACTCTTGTATATCAATTTCTGCTTTTTGTTAATTGTTGTACTGAATCAAATGTAATTTTCTATTGTTGCTGGCTTGTTTTTTTCTTCTCCAATTAAATCCTCATAATTAGGTTCTTCCATTTCAAAAAATCCTATTTCATTATCATCAAAACCCCAGTTTATAAGCTCACTATCTTCAAAGTGTTCTGATAATAAAATCAAAATCAAAATCACCTGTATTTTTATTTAACCTTACATTTAATTCTTTCTCTTTTTCCAATGTTAAATCTAATTCTATACAAGGCATTTTTTTAAAGCCTAATTCTCTGGCTATCATTGTCCTTTGATGCCCTCCTATTATGATACCTTTTCTTTCTGTATTGATGTTAACTAAAACAGGGTCTACTAAACCGAATCTTTTAATACTATCTTTTATAGTTTGTTTCTGTTCATCTGATAATTTTCTAGGGTTATACTCAGCACCTATTAAATCATCTATTTTCCATTGCTTTACTTCTAAATTGCTTTCAGTCATGGTGGGTTAATTTATCTTCTGTATCTATCTGTTATATCATGGTTTGGATTATTATTTAAAAAAGTTGTTTTAGTTTTTTTTTTCACTTCTATTGCATGAAGATAGTATCTAGTAATACCATCATAAGGCTGTCTAAATGCAACTACAAAAATATTATTCTTATCAATTACTTTGTACTTGTAATCTTTATACAAAAAAAAGTCATCTATTTTTAAACTTCCTACCTCAACCATTTTAACTAATATAATAAAATTTAATTATTATTTATTTTTCAATCTCTCCAACTATTAATATCAACTCATTAAGTAGGTTAACCTGAGCCTCTTCATAGTTGTTACAATATGATGATTCTGATGCAGTATAAATGGGTCTATGAAAAGCACCCCTAGCATAAATCTTATAGTTGTATTCTTTACCTGTTTTCTCTATCCATGATGTATAACCCCACTTTCTCCTAAACCAATCAAACACCTTGCAATATGTTATATTATCATCGTATCCTAGTTGCCTTACAGCAGATAATTCTTTAGTAGTTATTACATCACTCATTTTTAAGTTGTTTAAAAAACCCCCTCAATTACTGAGGGAGTCTTAATTAATCTAAATTGCTATCAATGATTGAATCTATGGCTAAATCATCAATGTAATCTTCTATAAAGCACATTTTTAGTTAAAAGAATAAACCGCTGCTAGTACTATACTAGATAGGTTATCCTTTTGTTCAAATACTTGCTCACTGGCTTTGTCTAATCTATACTCTAACTTTAGATTTAGATTCTCAATAGCATAATCTAAAGTAGTAGTAAAGTTTATAACATTTGTATTTGGGCCAATAGCACCTACTCCATCATTAATCTCTGCAAAGTACTCCCCTCTTAAACCAGCAGTTAATTTACCTAAGTTATACTGAGGATATAAAGCAACTCCATAAAAACCATCTTTATCAGTTTTGTTGTATGTTGAATTTATCCCCAGATAAAACTTTTTACTTAGATCATAACCACCTATTAAATCTATTTGAAAAGTAGGCTCTAAGCTTGCATCCTGTTTTCCATACAAAGCATTTAAGTAAGTACCTTTATAGCCTAGTTGAACTCCTAAAGTATTAAAGTTAGTAGTGTTAAAATCTGTTGCATCAGTAGCATTTAAAACCGCTAACATACCTGTAAGGTTTTTAGATAG